AAGGAATGGCGTTTTTTTGGTCTTTTTGCCAGTCTTCGTTATACCCCCATACTCAACCCGCTCCGCATACGTAACATTAGTTCCCACGACTGCACTTAGCGTGTCCCTGTCAACAAAAGACCTTATGGAACTTCGTAACCTTCCAGTTACGACAGGGCAATACTCCTTAGCCTTGCTCTCGATTTCGAGCGCAGCGTAGGTTATCTCGTCAGCTACCCACTCCTTAGCCTCATCGCCTTGCTCTGCAATTCGCTTTATCAGAGCCTCAAGCTCACCGCTATCCACGTTAACCGTTACCATCACCCTCGCATTTCAGAATTACCACATTCGGCGCATTCTTATACCTTGCTGTTACCCGATAGGTTGTTCCGTTTAGCCTAACCGCATCACCCACCTTCACATCGGAAATGTCGTAGTAGTGTCCCCGCAGCTCAACGCTGTTAGTTTGTATCAGGTTACCCCCAAGCATCTCCCTGCCCCCGCCGTAGGTTACCCCTACCCATACTCGCATGCTCTCGATAAGTGTCTTGCGGGCCACCCCAACGCCGTCCGAACGGTATTCGTAACGGTCAATGATGACGCTCTCCCTTGTACCCTTCAGCATAACGATAGGATTTGGTATCTACTCAGTAGCGCAAGGTCTGGTTCTACAACATAGTCGCTTCCCCTCGCATACATCTGGGCAACCTGCTGCATGACGAACAGCTTTACCTCGTCGGGCATGCTTGCCTTTGTGATATACTCGACATCAAGCACTCCTACCGCTGCTGGCCTGATGACGTTACCGATTAGCTCATAACCGGTTGTTACCCCATCCACCTTGCAGCTGGTAATGCTGTCAACCACCCCAGGTAGCCTCAGCTTGTCATACCTGCTCGGCATGTCGTAGATTATCCTAACGGTCTTGGCCGTGAAGATGTTACCCGTATGCGCCTCGGCATACCTGACGGCTGCCTTTGCCATACGCTCAATCACGGCATCCTCCACGCTATTGCTCACACAGGCATACACCTTCACCTCATCGAGATTTACATCCCTGAGCAAGTCCTCGCTGCTAACGATAACCTGATACATGGCTACTACTTCTTAGCTCGTTTGTCAGCCTGCCTTTCCACCTTTTTTACGGTGGCAGGCTCTTCCTCCTTAATCTCATTCAATGCCTCGGCATCGCCAAGGGCAATGAGCTGCAAGGCTAAGTCGTGGTCAATGTCGTAGGTTTCGCCCACTTGAAACCACATCGAAGCCCTTTTAATCTTTACCTTCATACGCTTTGCTATTTAGTGGTTAGGCTGGCTGTTTATTTCAACCAGCCCAACCGTGGTTAACACTAAGCAGGTGTCAATGCAGTAATGGCTGTTGCTATTGAACCCTTCACGAATGCCTTGGCATCGCCAGTCCTTACAAAGAATGCTGCACGCTTGGTAAGCGTTACCCTGATAGCACGCTTGGTACTCAAGGTGTATGGGTCGATAACAATTTGCATATCTTGCCTTATATGCTGTTCGCCCTTTGTCCTGTCGCCCACCAAGAAATTACCCTTGGCAATTCCTGGATTAGCAATGACGTAAAGACCGTCAGCCATTAGTACTGGCGACATATCCCAAGGCATTACATACTGGGCATTAGATGTGCCAAGCTTCTGGTTCTTGAGAGCTCGCCAGTCAACTGGGTTGAGCAAGCAGAAATTTGCCTGACCGTTATTGTACTCGATTTGGGCTGCAGCGGCATTTAACACGTCCCTAAGGTTAGGACTTGGTGTCTTGAGCGAATTGTCCTGAACTGCAAATGTTTGGGCGTAGTAGCTCAAACCGTTGAACTCCTCGGGATGGGAATTCTCATCACCGTTGTATAACTTTTCATCATACTTCCTCAACAAATCCTCATAGAGGCGGTTGGTGATTTGGCTGCCGAAATTATCGATGTCGTCAAGCATGTTCTGCGAGTATGCAGCGTAAACCGACACATCCTTAACCGAAGCGGTTTTCTGGGCAATAGTCCAGCTTTCCTGTGGTGCTGCTGTGCTATCGTTTACAAACGAAGGCGCACCCTGAACGTTGGTAGCATCGATGTAGTAAACGGCATTCCCGTTAGTTGGGAACTCGGGCAATAGATTTGCCAGCATTAAGCCCCTGATAAGGTCAAAGCCAATACCCTGAGCGAATTCAATACGTCCAGGATTACCGCTCGATGTACCCGAGAATGACATATCGCTCGCAGCCTTTAGTTCAAGGGTAACGATTTCGCCCTTACGGATAGCCCTTGCCACCTCATCGGTATGCAGCTGCTTCATTACCTGCTCGTGCAGGCTTTCCCCCTTACTTCCCTTTACTTCCATTTCCTTCAGCTTGATGTTAACGGCATCTATCTGCTCCTGCAGCTTACCGCTGTTAGCCTTCTCAATTAAGGCCTTCAAATCGTTTATTGCACTGTCATGCTGCTCCTTGGTGATTACCCCCTTAAGCAACTCACTGGTTTTCTCGGCCATCTTGGCCTCAATGGTTTTTACCAGTTCCATTTCTTTCTCGTTTAGTTCCATTTTACTTCCTCCAATATGTTATCAGTTTGTTTATGTCAATACCCTTCTCATTTGTGGCTATCGGCTCGTTAACCATTTGAGTACCATTACTTGGTGGCTCAACGGCAATGAGTGATTTTACCCACTCGTTCAGGGTGTTAATCCGTATTTGTAACAACATGTAACCGTCATCGCTGTACGTGGTTCTATCGGTCATAGCCTTCTGAAGTTTAACCATATGCTCGGCTATGCGCTTTACCAGCTCATCCCGCTCGGTGGCACTCTTTATGATAGGTGTATTGGCGTTTGCGCCCCACTTATCAAGGCTTGAACCCTCCCATAGCTTCACCTCCTTGATATACCTTACCCCATTAACCACCTCAACCTTATCGGGTAGTAACTCAAACCCCACGCTATGCTCGGTAATAATACCATCGTTTACCATCTTCAGCACGTCCTCGCCCAGCGAATGCGTGCCAATACGGCTCACGTAACGAAGTCCATTGTTATCCTCGACCAGTTCCTGCAACACGCCCACTGTATCCCAGTGGTTATACAGGTGCTTGATACGCCCAGTACCCTTAGGCCCATTCTCGCTTATCGATTTCGCAAACGCTCCCTTTACGAACACATCGTTATCGCTGTCAATCGTGTCGAACGATGCGAAGTAGCCCTCGACAATCCTGTTTTTAAGGTCTATCCCCTTAACCTTTAGGCTTGTATTCTTTGTCTGCATTTTGTTTACCCTTTCCCGCCGTTAAATATACATTTATTTAATTCTCCTGTCAAGTGTTTATACGTATTAGTTTTAAACAGACCTCTCATACACTACCGTGCATCGGCAGTTGATGACGTTACCTGCACTGCCGTTTGGGTCTCCAGGGTAGTCCAGCATCTCACTACCCAAGTAGTTACCCTTGCTATCGTATATCGGAACGCTGAACCTATCCATCATGTCAACCCCTTTTCCATCCATATGCTGATGCGATAGCCTTGTATGACCCCGCTTTGCGCTCATCCAAACCTTTTTCAGCGCAAGGTTTGTCGCCCTTGCTCCCGCTATGCTACCCGCATTGCTTGCCGATATTACCTCCGTTCTCGCTATCCTTACCGCACGGTAACCAATATCGTTGTTTAACCGCTGCGATATTCGAGCCGCAATATCCTCAACCGATAACCCCTCGGCCATTGCTTCCGATACGGTTGTTTTAACTATTCTGACATACCTTTCCCTTGTGGTGTTGGTAATTACCTTGATGCGCTCCCCGGTCTTCTCCTCGACATACCTGATAAGGTAGCCATCCAGCCACTCGGTTAGGTTATTCTTCTCGTCCTTATTCTTGCCCTTCAGGTTATCGTACGTCCATTTCCCGAACGACTTTCCAACCGTCCTGTAAACCTCCCGCTGCGCCTTTCTAACCTGCTCGTCGCTCAGGTTAATATGCTCAGCCGTTGCCACTATCTCACTCACATCCTTGGCCTGCTTAACCTTCTCGAGGTATGGCTTATACATCACCCTCAGGGCCTTGCGGTAAATGGCACTCGCCCACTTCTCGTCCCTCTTCCTCCTGAGCTCAACCGTTCTCACGGTTATGCCCTTGTTCAGGTATGCCTGCTCCCTATACATCATAGCTCATCTTCGTTTACTGGTTCCTGCGGTTGCATCTCACCATCATCGCTAACCATGCTCACGGGCATGTAACCCGATGGGATTAGTACCTCATCCATCACGGGTAGGTCAATTGGCTGCCTGCCCATGGCTACCCTTCGCTCGTTTGGCGTTAGCCACCAAGCCTGCCCAAGTGCAGTTACCATGGTATTGAGGTCATCCGATAGCTCGACAAAGGCCTGCATGTCGTAATCGATGTAAAGGTCAGTACCCCTGCAAAGCATTCTAATTAGAGCATCCTTCACCTTCTCCATGATGGGCAACACGGCATCGGTGATAAGTGCCTTGCGAGCCTCCCGCATGTTATTGTAGGTAGAATGCTCGCTATCGCCCAGTAATTGTGGCGGTACGTTGTAAATCATGCACAGGTCTCTGATGGTCATCCTCTGCTGCTCGATAACCTGCATGTCGGCAGGTGATAGCCCTACCTGCGTAAAGCGCATGGGTTCGCTGGTAACAATAATGTCGCCTCTCGAACCTGCCTGCTTGAATGAATTCCATAGCTCCTTAACCGCCTCAACCGCTGACCTGTCCCACGTCTTACCCTCGCCCCCGAGAATACCCCTTACCCCGTAATTGGCATAGTTATCCAGCTGCACGCTGGTAGTATAGTTGCTCAGCTGTATCAGGTTAGCCGCTGCCTGTATAGGTGATAAACCATATAGTTGCGTTCCCTGCTCATCATACTTAGGATTAAACATCCTGATATGCACAACGTCATCGGGTGGAATAACCCCATCGATGTACGTGTCCAGCCTATATCCCTTAACAGGGTTTAGCCACGTGCCATACTCTATCCTAACAAGGTGCGACGGCATAACTTGAAGCTGCATCACCTCACCTGTGCCTATCCGCCTTACCCCATACAGGTAACCGTTACCCGTGATAAGGTAGTACGTAGCCAACTCCCTGATGATGTCATTCAACCGCTGAACCTTATTGGGTTCTTCGATCAACCTATTCAATTGCGTTCCCTCGACAGGTTCTAACGCCAATGCCTTGTAGTACATGGCCTTCTCGGCATCCTTGGCGTTTAGCGCATGACGGTAACGCTTTTCAGCCTGCGCATCCACCCTCCTATACACCTGCCACGGCACTCCGTCCATGGCGTTTACTATCCTGTTTACAAGCGTGTAGATGATGTGGTTATACAGGTATCCCTTCTCGATGGCATCCTTGCCGTTACTAATGGAACCAATCGGTAACCCGAATTTAATCATCGAGTAAACAAGCCTATCCAGCTCGCTCCTTACATCCTCTGCTTTCGCTTTCCTGCTGAACATTCCCATTTTCTTTCCTCCTACGCCACGGCTACCCTATTGTACTTGCTAAGCATGTACATCACGGCGTAACGTGCGGCGTCTATTGCGTGATTAAAACTATCAATTACTATTCCCTTCTGGCTATCGATGTAACAGTAGCTCTTTAATTCGCTAATCAGGTTCATACTGTCGGGTGTAACTATCAGGTCGTAAGACTGCATGGTTAGTATCCCAGCCATTACCGAACCCTGAGGCTTATCCGCTGGAATTACCCGACAGCCCAGCCTGTTAAGTTCGTCAATCAGTCTCCGCTCGGCGCTATCCCCGATTATCAGGCTATCCCCTGCCATTGACAGGTTAAGCTTGGCAATCTGTTCGGTGTTAAGCCTCGGCTTGTAGTACATTTCCTGCAGGTATATACGCTTACCCCTCTCATCAATCCCAACCTTTACCAGCGTTGTCGGGTCGTTTACAAACCCGTAGTCCTGCCCAAAGATGTAACTTTCGCATTCAAATTCCCCTATCTGCCAGTTGCTGAATACCACGTCCTCGCTTACCCCTATTTCGCCATCCACAAATACCCGCTTGAAGTTGGCATTGCGCCTACCAGCCTCGAGTAGCTCATGCACGATTGCATCCTCAAGGTAAGGGTTATCCCTATAGGTGCTATGGATGTAGAATGCCTCGGGTCTAAGCATGTAATCCGTATGCACATAGAACTGCGAGGTAGGGTTGAAGTCGAAGAATATCGTTCCCCGTGTCCTTATTATCAGTTGCCTTGCCCGCTCCTCGTCGATATGGTTTGCCTCGTTGATGAACAGGATGTCCCTCGATGCCCCATATACCTTCTCGGGTTGGTCAACCGAGAAAAACTCGATGAGCGAGATACCGATAGAGTAGGTTAGCGAGGTCTTATTCCAGCTGCTATCGCTGTATAGGCCCGAACGAAGTAGTATATCGTTAAAGTCCCTTATTGCACCACGCTTCAGGTGCGGTAGCGTGGCACTAACCACCGAGATGATTAACGGTTTATTACTATACGTCGCTATGGTGATGAGTAGCTGCAGTATGGAATAGGTTTTTGAGCTTCGGCTCGACCCCTGATTTACAATGTAACGGTAACCCTTGCGGAACGCCATTAGGTTCCGCTTGAATACGTTTGTAGTTAGTATTTTCCTGTCGTTACTTACCACCTATATCTCCGTTTGCCAACCTCTTTAG